AAACAAATTATAATTTCAACTGCTGCTGGTACTTATGTCGGAAATTTTATACCAAAAGAAAAAAACGAAAAGTATCACACAGTTTATGCAATCAGTGACAAATTACATCAAATTTCAGATACTGAACAAACTTCATCTGATTCTGATGTGATTGTCTTAGTTGATGTGACCTTGATTTCATCTTCACATCAAGAATTCAAAATGCCGTTTGTCTACTTGTTTACAGACCAAATAATCGGTGTTTCGCTTGGGAAATATTCGATTGGTCAGTAATCTCTAGTTTCTCGGCTAGCGTTTTGGAATCTACTGTTACCGCAATAGATTCTTTTTTATTTCCGCTATACGGATATTGTTTTGGTCTCATATGGTTCTCCTTTCTGTGGTATAATTTTTAATAAAAACGAGGTTTACTTATGTTAGACATTGATACACAATTTATAGACGCAATCAGTAAAATACTATCTGACTATGTTTCTCATTCTGAAATAACACGAATGGGCGAAGTTTTAGGTTATCCTCAAAACGACCAAAATTCTGGGTTTAACAAGCACAAACGGGTGCACAATCTCATGTCTGATATATTAAATAGGACACAGAATACAGATAATATAAAACTTGTGATTGAATACGTCTGTAACCCTTTGAGGTATATCAATGAAGCTTCGGTTTTTGAACATTTAAAAACTGCACTCAACATTCCCCTTTCTCTGAAAGGATTGACTATATCAGATAACGGACGAATAATTGGTACAACTATCTCAAAAACATTACCAGAAGCCAAAAAACGTTTTGAAACACTTGATAGTAGACTGAGAGAACTAAAAATCCATTCTCAAGTTTTAAGATTTTGTACCCAAGAACTCTTACAAGAAAACTATTTCCATGCCGTCTTTGAAGCAAGTAAAGGGATTTTCCACCGTATTCGTCTACTAACAGGCTCATCAATGGACTCAGCTAGTCTGATAGATCAATGCTTCAAACTCAAAGAACCTATCGTTATCATAAACGGTAACAAACTACAAACGCTTAACGAGCAGAGCGAGTACAAAGGATTGAAAAATCTATTGCTCACAATTGCTCACCTTTATCGCAATTCAAAAGCCCATAAACTCAAGTATTACAATCCAGATAGTATCAACGATGCAATTACCGCATTAACACTTATGTCCCTCGCTCACAATCTCCTTGACAACTGCACTAATACTAGGAGACTTGATTAGCAACTTGTAAAATTCTGCTGTCACCTCAGCTAATCTAATCGCTTCATCATCAATTGGGCTATTGTAGTCTTCTAGATGATGAAGTTTTTTCGTTAGTTGCTCAGATAAGTGCTCTGTTTGTATGAATATTGACTTTTGAAGCCCTGAAATAGAACTCATCAACTCCATTTCATTATGGCTTAAAATTTCTTCCATCCCTTCTCCTTTCTAAGCTACATCGCCTTTTTCTAAACTGGCAGATATTCCTGGTTAAGGAATTTATTAATAAAGTATTGTTGCCCTTTACCAGTAACTTTTGGGGTTACATTTGTTGTAGTGTGACCGTCAGAGTGATTGATGGCTGTTTTTTTGAGTTCAAACAATCCAAGTTGCATACTTTTTTGCGTTGGCTGATTCCAAGACTCACCACGGCGACTGATTAGGTAGCCGTTGGCTCGTAACCACTGAAATAGCTTATTCTGACCAATATTGATTCCATTCTGTTTCAGGATTTTAGCTAGCTCACCAATCAGACAAGATGATTTGCTAGCACTTACAGCGTCCGCAAACAGCACTTTAGGGCGGTCAGCCTCGATTTGTGCCTCTAGTTTGTGGACTTTCTTATCTGCTATGAGCAAGGCTCTAGCCATGATTTTCTCAGGACTATTGAAGTCTTTTTCAACCTGGATGAAGTATTTGCGGACCTTTGCCCCTTCATCTGTTTTAGAAATCATTGCTAAGTTTTTAGCAGCATCTAAAGATAAAGCATAGTCCTGTACTTCTCGGACAGCTCCGTTATTAACAACCGTAGTTCCGACTACACTTGTAAAATCATATCCTTCTTCAAGAATTTTGAAGTTTTGTTCTGCCCATTGGCTAAAGCGTGTTTTAACTTTCAAACCTTTGTGCAAATCTCTAGCGCTTACGATAGGTTCTTGATTGTCATTTAGTGTAATATTGATTAGTTGATTCATGTAGTTCCTTTCTAGCGTTATACACTTGAAGTGTAGTTTTGTTTTAAAAAAATAATATCGTCAATTGATACGTTAACAACTTTACAAAAATTAATAGCTTTATCGATACGCATTGGAGTTTTATAATTCTCGTAGCTAGCATATGTATTCCTATCTACACCGATTTTTCTAGCTATTTCTTCTTGCGTCATTGACACTTTGGCTCTTGCCATCTCTAGTGTCATTTTCGTCATTCCCCCACCTCCTTTCTGTGGTATAATTGAAATAGAAATTGTGAGGTATTATTATGAGTAAAAAATCTTGTTTCGTAGTATCTGCTATCGGTGAGGAAAGTAGCGAAATTCGGAACCACTCAGACAGTGTTTTAAATTATATAATTAAACCTGCATTGATCGAAAAGTATCAAGTGACCAGAGCTGACGAACTGTATCATTCAGATAGGATTGACGATAAAATATTTGATGCTTTATCCACAGCAGACTTGGTAATTGTTGATATAACAGGAAATAACCCGAATGTCTTTTTAGAACTTGGGTTTAGAAAAGCGTTGAACTTACCTACTATTTTCCTTAGACAAAAGACTGATGAAGATATCCCTTTTGATATTAGAACTATAAATACCATTCATTACGATCTCAAAAACTCTGAAAGTAAGGTTGTGCTTGATTCTGTCCAAGAAACAATTAGACGAATTCAAAAAACAGAAGAAAACATTGATTTTTCTATAATCCATGAACCAAACGACCAAAGTGCTTCAGTGCAAGATATTATCCAATTAAAAACTTCAATTAACAACATCTATGATGCAATTGAAAATTTATCTGATAAAATAGAAAATAATTCTACTCAAAAAAGACCAATGACTCAGGAAGACTTAATTATGATGGCTTTTCAAGAGCCAGAAAAGTTAGAAAAGATTTTTGAGTTACAAACAAAATACCCTAATGCCTTTAACAGCCCTTCGAACGCTCTAAACGACTAATTCGCTCCTCAAGGCCTTTGATATAACCTCTTAAGAATGAGATTGAGGTTGTATTTTCTTCTTCGTTCTGTTCTATTTTTTGAACTTTTTCTTCAAGATTAATCATTTTTCTGACCCCTCTCCTTTCCACTCCCACTTGGGAGTTTTTATTTTGTAATAAGCCAAGCGATCAGCCAAGTGATACCACCTAGCACCAATAGCGCTGGCAATACGCCGCCTTCAAATTCAATACTTGTTTTTTCTTTGCCATTACGACTAGTAAACGTGTGTTCTAAATCGCCTAGCATTAGTTTTTTCCAATTCATTTTGTACCTCCTAAAAATGTTATAATCAACTTATCCTTAACGAAAGGAGGATAAGCTAATGGCTAAAAATCAACATGTCGTACCTAACCCTAATGGCGGTTGGGATATAAAAGGTGCAGGCAACAGTCGTGCGACCAAACACACAACAACCCAAGCCGAAGCTGTCGAAATCGCTACTGGTATCGCTAAAAACAATAGCAGTGAAGTTATTATCCATGGCAAAAATGGACGAATTCGCGAACGTAACAGCTATGGTAACGATCCATTCCCACCTAAAGGTTAGTCATAATTAGGGGTTAACCTAATCACGTATCCATCAGCAGGGGTTGCTTCCGTCAAAGTAACTTCTGCTATTTTTTTGCCATCTTCTGTCTCTACGACAAGTTTTGTGTAGCGCTTAGAGTTCAATATAGATTCTTCCACATCTACTCTCCTTTCATTCTTGCGGAGATACAGCCAATGTGCTAAACTAAACTTACCCCGTTAGGGGAGAGGGCTTCTTAGCCCTCTTGGTATTGTCACCACTCTATTGAGTAGTGAATCCTAAGCTTAAACCAAAGAATGTGAATTTCCAACTCGACTTCTTTGTGTTTAGGCTTTTTGTTTAGCCTAGATTTCATTAGCTGTACCTCCTTTCGTTTTGCTTAATTCCTTAAGCTTGATTATAGTATACTACACTTGAAGTGTACTTGCAAGTGTTTTTTTGCATTTTGCTAAAAAAATATTGCATTTATTCCACTTGAAGTGTACAATATTGTTAAACATATAATAGTAAAGGAGCAAAAGATGGCTAACTTATCGGATAATATAAAATATTTCAGAAAACAAAATAAGCTAACCCAAAAAGAGCTAGCTAGAAAGTTAAAAATAGCTCCAACAGCCATTTCAGCTTGGGAGGTGGGCAGAAACAAACCTCTAATGGATAATATAGAACAAATGGCTTCTATTTTCGGAATACCAAAATCGAAGCTTTTAGGTGACGAAATATATAAAATCCAAGAAACCGCATCACCAGAACTTATCCCATCTACCCTACAAAAAATAAACTCTACTTCTTCTCAATTAGAACACAAGCGACAACTAAACGTGCTTGATTATGCCGAAACACAATTAGAACAACAAAATACAGTAGAAGATAGTAAGAATACAGTAGTAGAATTATTCTCTTACAACTACTACGACCACGCAGCTTCAGCTGGTACAGGGCAGTATCTAAATGATGTACAAGTAGAAACAATTGAATTACCAGTCGATTATGACGCTGATTTTGTCATACCGGTTTATGGCGATTCTATGGAACCAGAGTATCACTCTGGGGACTATGTGTTCGTTAAGCTATCCGTAGAGCTCGTAGATGGCGATATAGGCGTTTTTGAATATTACGGTGACGCTTATATCAAACAGTTGCTTATAAACAATGAGGGAGCGTTTTTACATAGTCTAAACGATAAATATAGTGATATCCAAATCGATAGAGATAGTGATTTTAGGATTATCGGCGAGGTTGTGGGGAGTTACAAGGAGAATTAATATGCTGGAAAAAGTTGAACGCTTAATCTCGGAAATTAATAGAATACACCTTGTTTATTCGCAAGATTATTTTGAAACTGGGAAAGTTGAAAAGATTAATCTAAAACATACCTTTTCAAAAGTACCTGTTCAAGCGATTTTAGATTACCGCTTGAATTTGCACGAATCCATCAATGATTATTTGATGAAAGCCGATGTCAAAGATATCCCTTACGTCTATCGTGTCAAAACATCAGAAAGTATCTTAGACAAAATTGAACGTTTTTCAAAAAGGCAAGATGGTTATCCTGTAAATTCTATTCTTAATGACATTTTTGGCGCTCGTATCATTTTATCTTCTGAGGATATTTCACAAGTGATGGAGCAACTCGATGAATGGAAAGATAAGTTCGATTTAAAAAACTGGTATTTACGAGATAAAGATAATTACACAGGAATACACGTTTATTTCAAGAATAAGAGCAACCACTACTATCCTTGGGAGTTACAAATTTGGGATGAGAAAGATGTTGATCAGAACATTGAAAGCCATAAATTATTTAAACGTCATTTTGTATAACGTGCCATTTTACCCCAGTCGAAATGTAAATAGGAAAATTAATAACTATGTGTAATATCTGAACCACGTTAAAAGCTGAAATCAAAATCAGGAGAATTAAAAATGGGATTTTTTGCACAGCGTTGTCCTTACTGCCAAAGTACAAAAGTACAATTTATGAACCAAGACCGTAAAGGTTTTAATGGTTGTGTCGGTTGTATCGGATTTTTAATTGCTTGGCCGTTCTTATTGCTAGGTTTGGTTGGGAAAAAGGGTAAAAACAACTGGCATTGCACAAATTGTGGAAGAACGTTTAAGACAAAATAAAAAAAGCCCCACGCTCAAATTTTGGCCAAGGAGAGCGTGAGGCAAATTCTAGTATAGTAAAAACCTGCTTTTTGGGAGGGGTTTTTACCATACCTATTTTAACAGAAAATGAGGTATAAAACAATGTGGATAGAGGAGCTAGCCAACGGGAAATTTAAATATATCGAAAGATATACTGACCCTCTAACAAATAAGTACAAAAAAGTATCTGTGACACTAGATAAAAATTCTAGTCAAGCTCAGAAAAAAGCTGGTTTAATATTGCAGGAAAAGATTGAAGATAGGCTCGCTATCAGAAATCACTCAGAAATGACTTACGGAGAACTTAAAAAGGAATATCTAAAGCAATGGATACCGACCGTCAAAGACTCCACAAAACGTGGTTATTTAGTATCTGACAGTCATATAGCAACCGTGTTACCAGATGATACAATTATCAACAAGTTGACTAAACGTGATATTAGACTAATCATTGATAAACTATTAAAACACAATTCGTATCATGTTACGCATAAATGTAGAAAGAGATTGCATGCCATATTTTCTTATGCGATACAAATGGACTATATGACAAGTAATCCGACGGAGAACGTCTTAGTTCCCAAACCAAAGGATGATTACAAGCCTGAAAAGGTGCTTTATTTAACATCTAACGAGGTTTACGACCTGTGCAATAGAATGATAGACAATGATGAACAAACGCTCGCAGACATCGTTTTATTCATGTTTTTGACGGGTGTACGGTATGGAGAATTAGCTTGTCTGACTTACGACAAAATAGATTTTGAAAATAAAGAAATTCTGATTAATGCAACTTACGATTTTAACACACGAGAAATCACTACGACCAAGACCAAAAAATCAACACGCAAAATATCTGTATCAGATAATATTTTAGATATCGTCAATAAACAGAAAAAGACAAGTTCATTCGTCTTTCCAAATTCGAACGGTGTACCGATTTTAAACGCATACATCAATAAGCGATTGAAAATTTACGGAGATTATCACACGCACTTATTTAGACACTCGCATATATCATTTTTAGCAGAAAAAGGGATACCGCTAAATGCGATAATGGATAGAGTTGGTCACAGCGATCCAAAAACAACATTATCTATTTACAGTCACACAACTGTAAATATGAAAGAAATTATAAATAAACAAACTGCCCCTTTTGTGCCCTTTTTAAAACCGGAATAAAACAAAAAGCCTTTAATACAAAGGCTTTTGACGTTATTTACATGTCCCCTGCCGGAATCGAACCAGCAATTACTCCTTAGGAGGGAGTTGTTATATCCATTGAACTAAGGGGACCTAGTAAAAAAACTGCCCACAGGCAGATTTTTTACGTCTTGGTTGTCCAGTTTTAAAACATAGTTACTATCCTCAAACAACCAAGCATTTTTAAAATCTGATCATCAAAATTAACGACGGATTTCTTTAATACGTGCAGCTTTACCTTGCAATGCGCGTAAGTAGTAAAGTTTAGCACGACGTACTTTACCATAACGAACAACTTCGATTTTATCAACACGAGGAGTGTGAATTGGGAATGTACGCTCTACACCGATACCACCAGAAATTTTACGTACTGTGTACATTTCTGAGATTCCTTGACCTTTACGTGAGATAACAACACCTTCAAAGATCTGAATACGTTCGCGAGTACCTTCGACAACTTTAGCGTGAACACGTACAGTATCACCAGCACGGAACTCAGGGATATCAGAACGAAGTTGACCTTCTGTCAAACTTTGAATTAATGGATTCATTTTTATTCTCCTTCTCTTACTAATCTTAAGTACTTGTCTCAGCGGATTAGCCGTTTTTTGTGCGTCCAT